GGCATGGATGTCGGGGGGAAACATGCTTCTCTTATTTATCTCTATCCGTTTTTCTTATATCTATTAATAAGCTTATTTATATATATCTTCTAATATAATATAGTTACTTATATATAGTAGTTATTATTATATATTAGTTACTTATCTGAACCAGAAAGTCTCGATAGCATAACCGGTAACCGATAGGCGCTTGAATGCCGTAGGCAAACAGAGGGTAGGCCGTTGGGGGGAAACAGACCCCGAAACCAAGAGGCGTTTAATCTATACCAATTTAGTAAAGTATATTGTCCTACAGTTCACTTCCCTTTCATGCGGCATTGTCCTACAACTTACTTCTAATGTTTACCAATTTTGTAAGGATTGGCACGCGTCACAACTGCGCAGCCCGCTGTGTCAAATTTGACACAATTAATATCTTGCGATTCTCCGCGATTTCCCCCCGCCCGCCCTTGCGTTAGAGCGCCAGACCGCAACCGCAAGACAAATCGGCGAAAAACGAGCAAAAATAATCGCTTTTTAACATAACGGATATTATGCGACGTTGTGTTTTATGGGGTAAAAATATAAATACGCTTGTGTTTGCTAACAGATTTAAAATAAAGTGCGAAATAAAAACACATAATATCCCCCTACTTGCGTTAGTGGAGCCTCGATTAACGTCAAATTAACGCAAGATGAAAAAAACAAACGCAAACGTGGGCGGGCCGGGGAACGGGCGAGCGACGGCACACGAGGTCGTTTTTTTTAAGGTTTGGCGCATCCGCCGGCGGCTACCCGCGCTTTTAATTTTTTCCTGATTTTTTATTTCTGGGTATTTTATTAAACGCCGTTATTTTTATTTCTACGGAGTTTTTGGGGTTGCCCATGCTGTTTCCCACGCCGTTGCCTTAAACGTTTGTCTCAAGCGGTTGTGGATGGTTTTAAATGGATTGTGGGGGATGGGGTCTGGGGTCTGGGGTTATTTAGCGGATGCCAGTTTTCCAGATGCAGTCGCGGAATGAACAGAGGAATACGGCGTCTCCGGCGTTACCGTCGAGGGGGAGGCAGTCGGGAGCGTCAGGGCAGTCGGGGGCGTTGAGGAGATGCCATCGGCCCCAGGTTTCGTCGTCGCATTCGGGCTGGTGGTCGCTGTAGACGCCGTCGTTGATGTGGAGCCGGAGGTACGGATCGCCGAGGAGTTTATTTTCTACGTGTGGGGTTTCGAGCCAGGCGCGGAATTGTTTCGTCTCGTTCATTTTTTCATCTCCTCGCAGATGATTAGCCATAAACCAATATTGAATGCCATACGAGCCGCCGCAGTCGCACCAGCCGCAAAATCCGCCGCTGCCGCACTAGCCGCTGCCGCACGAGCCGCCGCACGAGCCGCAAAATTCGTCGCACGAGCCACCGCCGCACGAGCCGCCGCAGCCGCACGAACCGCCGCAAAATTCGTCGCACGAGCCGCCGCAAAATCAACACATCTCTCGGCTACCCGGGTTGAAATTTTTAATGCCATTGGTGAAACAGGAATTTCTCGGATTGTTCGAAGGCTTTTGCCCCACAATTTCAGGCCATCGCAGCCTGTAACCTCCATTTCTGATTCCCACATACGCGGGTTTTTGAAATTCGCGTGAATGGGGTTACAGAATACGGCGACCTCTGGAGACAGGTATGCATGGATTACTCCATCCGAACACTGGTAATTCCCTATGCCCGTGGCTATATGCGTAACATTTTCTCCCCATTGTGTTTCGGAACGAGTACGCCCGTTTTCATCAGTTAATTTATAGACCCTCATTTTATGGGCTCCTATCTCATTTTTTATTCGAACTACAGCCCGCGCCACCCTTCCCGCATAGGGACGGGCGGCGTGGCCGGGGGTTCTATGTCTCGTATTCCGGGCAAACCACATCGTCCTCCTCCTCACTCCAGTAGATTTCCTGGGGGGCGGCCGTCCCGTGGATGTCTTCGTCCGGGTTTCGATTGAATCCGCATTCATTTTTTCTACAGTCCTCTGGATCGTGAGGACACGCATGAATAAATCGCACAGATAGTTCGAGTTCGTCGGCGTTGTTGATGTAGGCTCCTGACATTTTTGCTCTCCCCTGCCCGGCGGCGTGCCCCGCCTGCGGCTGTTGGTATGGGTAACCTAGATTTTTTTTGCAATTGCCGCGCCGTTGAGTGAGATGGCGCTTTCATCGCAGGAAAAATCGTCCACCGTGTAGGACGTTCCCCAGTCCTCGTTATTGCCGATAATGCCATCGCGAATGGCCCCAAACGTCATCGGCTCATCGGTATTTCCGAATTCGTCTCCGGTTAATCGGTATTGGTTCATCGTCCGCCTCCGCGTATCCCCGCCGGGTTTTTGTCACTATCTATATTATATACCAGAAATTGGTATTGTCAAGAGGTTTTGAAAGAATTATTTTAAATTTTTCTTTATTTTCTGTATTGTTTTGTATTGTTTTGTACGATATTGTTTACGGTTTATGCCGGTTTTTTATCCGAAAGACAATTCGACAAAACGGACAAATTAAAAACGATAGTAAATAAAAGGCTTTTTAGCGATTTGGTGCGTTTATTATTTTGGGTTGTGCGACATTGGCTGAATTGTTACCCTATGTTTTTTGTCGGTTTGTATAAGTTTGTGTATGTTTGGGGCAAAATACTTACATAATTGCTGTGTCAAATATGTCGATTTGTGCAACAGTATATAGCTTTTACCGCAAAAACCTTGACATTTTGCGCGGGGTTATGCTATAATATATATATGATAGAAGTTTTAGACAGAACGGTTCAGACTCCGGGCGATTGGCGCGGGGACTATATCGAGACCCCTCCGGACAGGGTTGTGGGGCAGTCGGTCGGCGGCGCACATGTTTGGACGGGGGCGCGGGCGGCCTCCCCCCCGTTAGTTGCCAATCAGCAACAGGATTTTGACTGTGAAGTTTGTAACCGCTCTTGCGCCGTGGTGAATTGCTCGCGGCAGGGAATCAAAAATGGGTAAACGGGTGAACCGCGTAAACTTCGGGACTTCGGCTGATGCAATTTCGTTGGCCGACATCGCGCAAATCGAGGCGTCGGACATGAGCGTTGATGATTTTCTTGCGGCGCGTCGCCCGGATTATTATGCGGATTGTCTATTTCATAAATGTTGTCGGGGTTGCCCGGTTGCTAACTGCGCGAGAAAAGATTGTGTAGCGTAAAAGAGACAAAACACTAAGCGGGAAATAAGCCAGTCACTTATTTTTGTTCCCGCAAAAAAAACAAATATTGAACGCTGAACTTGAAAAAGTTTCTTGTGCGCTTCCCGCTATCGCCGACGATTCCACTCCCGCGATTTTGGTTGCGGTCGGCGGGCCGGGATGGGGCGAATGCGCGGAACCGTTTGAATGGACGGTTCAGGCGCGTCTTGCGGCGGAGATGTTCAGCGCGGGTGCGTCTCGCTCGGAGATTTGCAAAACGTGCGAATGCACAAAAGACGAATTTCAATCATGGCTACGATTTAAAATCTTCACAGATTACATCGAGGGCGCAATTAACCGGCGCGGAATCGCCAATCTTGTCGGACAGACATTCGTAACGAACAAGGCCGCAGAGTTGCTATTCGGCAACCTGAAAAAGTTTATTGATGCGGACGGAAATATTGACGGACTTGGGCCGAAAGAAACGTTTAAGCTTCTGCGTGATTACGTTGCCGACATGCGGCGTCAAAAGAAATTTGAATTTGAAATGTCGGAAAAAGGCGCGGGCGGAAAAGTCCTCAATCAGCGATTCTATACGCAGATTAATTTAATGTCCTCGCCGGAACTTAAAAGCAAAATCGCAAAAGACAACAGGCTCGCGGCGGAAGCCGCCGCCGCCGTGATTGATGTAACGCCCGAACCGCCAGAGGAGTTTTAATGCGCGACGCCGAGGAAAAAACGATAACCGAAAATGAGCGCGAGCAATACGCGGCGCAACAGGAATTAATCGTGCGCGCAGCCCGTATCAGCCGCGACGTTTTTAAACAATACGTTATCAAAGACGATTACGGCGAGAACATCGAGCAGGCCGTGATTCATCGCGAATGGACGGAACACCTGCGCTGGTGCATCAGGCACAAACTCTATTGCGCAATTATCGCTCCGATGGGACACGGCAAAACTGAGAATATGATTATCGGCGACACGCTTTTCGACATCGGGCGCAATCCGAATATCAGAATAAAAATAATCTGCAACACAGACCAGAATGCGCGGCTGCGCATCGGTTCGATAAGAAAATATATTGAAGAGTCCGACGCTTTCCGGCGCGTGTTCCCCGAATGCCAGCCGGACTATAAATCAAAATGGAATGACCACCAGCTATTTTTAAAACGCGACTCATTCGGTAAAGACCCGTCCGTTGAAGCGTGGGGGATATTTTCATCGGGCGCGGGCGGACGCGCGGATAGCAACCGCTTTGACGATCCGTGCGATCAGAAAAATTCAGTTTCAGAACCGATGACGCGCGAAAAAGTTATCGAGGTCGTAAAACAAACATGGATGTCGCGCCTTGATGAACATTCGGGCGATATTGATTATTGTCCGTGTCTCTGGATAGCGACACCCTATCACGAAAAAGACGCCTCCTGGAATTATATAAGAAAAAACAAACAGTTCTCCACGCTTATCATGGGGCCGGATGACCACACGAATCAAATAGACTGCCAGCGTGATGGAAATAAAATATATCACATTCCGCTATGGGATAAAAAATGGGATAAGGCCGCGCTGATACGTCGCCGTGAAATCATGGGGCCGCGCGCATACGCGCAGGGCATACAGTGCCGCCCGTGGAGCGACGCCGATATTGTCATGCCGTCGTTTCAAAAGTGTATTAATTATTCTCTATCAATTTCTCAGGCTATGAAATCGTGCGAAGCGACAGATACGAATAAAGACTGGCGCGTCATTTCCGGCGTGGATATTTCCGGCGAGAAACGAAAAGGTTTTTGCATTTTCACGGGCGCGGTCGGGCGCACATCGAAAAAGAGAATCCCGCTGGACATTCGCATCGGTTCATGGAGCGGACGGCAGGCCGTTGATATGTGTCGTTCAGTTCAGGAAACGCTTCATCCTGAAAAATTCGTTGTGGAAAACAACGCCTGCCAAATCATATTTTGTGACCTGCTCGCGGATGCCGGAATACAAAATCTACATGTTGAAGAGTTTCACACCGGCAACAACAAGGCCGATCCGATGGTCGGTCTCCCCTCGCTCGATATTGAATTTTCAAACAACCTTTGGTTGATTGCCCTTAAAGAAAACGACCATCGCGGAATCGGAGATTGCGAGTGCGCGTGGTGTCGCTGGATAAAAGAAGTTTCGTATTATCCGATGTACGGCAGCACGGACATACTCATGGCCTCGTGGTTTTTCCGCGAGGGCGACAGGGGCAGCGCGAGCATTGCCGACCTCATAGCGGGAATCAAATCGGCGGGTAGCCACGGCGACGGTGCTCAGGGCTTACCGACAGTTATAAACGAAATGAAACCGGAATCAATACGGCGACAGCACACGGCGGGGAATATCTCAAACCGTGTAGCGGCCATGCCGTTCTAAATTTATCAAGGAGAAAAGAAAATGGGAAGATTGCCCGGAAGCAAAAACAAAAACAATGGCGAGGAAAACGAAAATGAAAATCAGGAACAAGAGAATGGCGTCGTGGAGACCGTCTCCGATGGGCAACCGCAAGCCGAAACGGTAACGCCGGCCCCGGCGGAAGCACCAAAAAAAACGCCGCTGACCGAAGGCGAAAAAGAAGTCATCAAACAGGCGCGCGAGCATTTTGAGCGCAAGCGGAATGAAATTTTTACGGCGTTCGGAATCGGCACGGAACACCAATCGAAATTGCTTGTTACGTCCGCCATTGATGCGCTCAGAACATGGCGGCTTGACCTATTTACATCCGTTATGGGGCAGGGCGGCCAGACGTGGTTCGGGCGCTTTGTCGCAAGCAAATTAATCACAGAGCGCATAGACGTAGAAATCGTAAAACTCGAAGCGCTCTGTGAATAAGTCGTTTCTGAAAAGAGACTAAAAATGAATTTTACGGGAATGCTTGAACGTATAAAATTTGGAATAAGCGCAAGCCGCGGGGAACTCGTTAAACCCATCGGCCAGGATTCTTACGCAACCATATATCGCAATTTCGCATTCATGCCGAACAACGACACGCTGATACGTCGGCACGGCATGAAAATCTACCGCGACATGATGAATGATGTCGAGGTTTCGTCTGCGTTAAACTCTAAACGTAACGCCGTTATAGCGTCTTCGTTTCAGGTTATCCCCGCGAGCAATGAACCGGACGATAGAGAACGCGCGGAGTTTATTGAATGGAATTTCGCGGCGATGTCTGGCAGTGTGGAGGATTTAATATGGAACGTGCTTTCGTCTTGCCAGTTCGGGTATTCCGTTATTGAAAAGCTCTATGATATTTCGGACTGGACGAGTAAGGCCACGGGCGCGCGCCACAAGGGGCTTTATGTTCTCTCCGGCTACAAGCCTAAAAACCCCGAAGACTACGCATTCAAAACCGATATATATGGAATGCTCGATGAGTTTTTGCTTCGCCCATTTTATCAAATAATGGGTGTGCCGGTTCCGATTGAAAAATTCATAGTCCATATATACAACCCGCAATTCGGCTGGCCGCATGGCTACTCGGATTTACGAGCGGTCTACAAGCATTGGTGGTCAAAAGATTTTCTCATTAAATGGTGGAATATTTACTGTGAAACATTCGGAATGCCGACGCGCGTTGCCCGTTATCCAAAAAACACATACGCACCGAATGCCGGGACAGATCTTGCGAGTCAAAAACTACTCGGCGAAATTCTCGAAAATATTCAGAATGCGACAGCGATAACGCTCCCCGATGACATCAAACTTGATTTTATTCAAGTCGCTAATGGGGGATGGGCTGCGTTTGACCACGCGATTCAATACCATGACCGCGCAATCAAAATGGGAATCCAGGGGCAGGTGCTCACGAGCGGGCAGGGCGGCAGTGGCAGCGGCGGCGCATCTTACGCGCTCGCAAAAGAACACGGGGAAACGAAAGAGGACATTGTAGAGGCGTTACGCATTCAGATGTGCGATGCCGTTTTGTTTGAACAAATTATAAAGCCGCTCATTCAATTAAATTTCGGCAATGTTTCATGTCCAACAATTCAAATGATTCCGCGTCGGAAAAAGCTTTATCAATTAACCGCTGATGACATTGTGAAGCTTTCGCAAATCGGCCTCATAAATAAATCAGATTATAACATCGTGCGAGACCAGTTTAATTTACCGCCACTGCTCGAAGAAAACGAAGAGGAAATTACTATCGGCGGGAACACAGAAGGCGCGGACAGTCAGACCCCGCCGCCCGCCGCGCCGAAACCGACTCCGATAAAACCCGCGAGTCAATATGCGAAAGCGGCAAGCGAAGAAATCGTTTTGAACCGCAAACCGAATCGCTTTGAAAAGCACGTTGATTTTTCCCGCATGGCTTCCGACATGATGGCCGCGAATAAAAAAATGGCTTCCGACCTGCGCCCTATTGTCGAAAAGATGAAATCCAAAATGTTGCTCTACATAGACAAGAATGTTTTTGTGGGCGACAAGGCAGACGTTGCGAAAATAAACGGCCTCATGCTCATGGGGTTGCCGGAATATTCCGACACCGTAAAAAACAATTTACTCGATGTCTATAAACAGCAACTCGATATTGCGTATTCAGACACAAACGGCGGACTGCTGAAACACGCAAGAACCACAAAGCCGCTCCCCGGCGCGATGGATGAATTTGCGAAATTACCGACATCGAAAAAAATGAGCATGACGGCGAATATCGCAATGCTGCGCGAATGGAAAAAGGCGGGCAAGGTTGACCAGATAAAAGCGTGGCGCGTGGCTCGCGAAGCCGAAGAGGCAAACAAACTCGGCGTGGTTGCTCAGTGGGCGACCAACAGCATGAAAACAGACATCGTTTCAAGCGTTCAAAACAAATTGATGGATGGAATTATCAAAGGCACGCCGAAAGACGAAATGATGTCGGTGGTTGGAAATGTGTTTGAAAATTATATTGCCCGCGATGATGTTTCCAACAAGCAACTCGCTAACGCTCCGAGTTTATCAATAACGATTCAATGCAATACGTCGGATGTATTTAACGATGCACGAGAGCAGGCGAGCATTGAGGGCGCGGCATCCGGCGAATTTCCCGCCGATGAGTTTTCCGCAATTCTCGATGATGTAACCTGTGAAGAGTGCGCGGCATTGGACGGAGAAATCCATCCCGTTGATGATCCGTTCTGGGATGAACACCCGCCCGGAGATATTCACCCGGAATGCCGCTGTATGCGGATAAGCGTTGCGGCAGAAGATACGCCTGAAAAATGGGGCAAACAAAACATAAACGAGGGATAGAGAAATGGATATTGATAAAGAAATCGAAAACGAAATTTATGCAAAAGCGGGCGTTTCAAATCGCGCGTGGAGCGAAGTTGACAAATCGCAACTTCCCGCATCGTGTTTTCTCGTTGTTGGAGACCCGAAACTAAAGGCTACGTGGAAGCTCCCCATCTACGAGGGCGCAGGCGAGATTGACCCGGACACAGGAATGCACAAAGAACGCGGCTTGTTGAATCTGAACGCGCTCAGGGCTGCATCTGCTGCGGTCGGCGGCGCGCACACTGGCGAAGCCATGCACATTCCGGCGGAAGCCCGCGCGAAGTTGGAAAGCCTTTTAAAAGAATACAAAATCGGAGAAGCCGCAAAGCACGCGAAACAAATTCCAGAGGCCGTAAAGCTCGGCCACGACGATAAACAAGCGGCGGCGGCGACGCTTACGGATAAAGACAAGCTCGATGTGGTTGACCTTGATGGGCAAGAGGTTTTTTCAACGGGGCGCTGGACTCCGCAAAACGGGAAGCCCGTTGACTATTTCGTAAACGATTTACAGGAACTCGCAAAGGCCGGAAATTCCATAGCGGAAACCTATTCTATAGCGATTAAAGACCCCGAGCTTGAAAAAATATTTAAAGACGGCGCGCCTGCGCTCGGATGGCTGAGAAATTTCCGCGTTGTCGGCGAAAAACTTATTACCGACTTAAAGAGCGTACCCCGTAAAATCGCACAGTTAATTCAGGCTGGCGCATATAGAAAAAAATCCCTCGAAATAGTCCCGAATTACAAAGACGAGGTTTCACACACAACGTATAAACGCGCGCCGGTTGGCCTTGCGCTTTTAGGTGCAGAGCAGCCCGCCGTTGGTTCAATAAATGATTTGTTCAAGCTCTATGAAAAATGCGCCTTCCCCGGCGCGCAGATTTTCACGAAAGTTGCTGATGGGCAAATCCAGGATTTTAACAAAGGAGGGGACACAATGACTCCCGAAGAAATTCAAAAATTGCAGGACGAGTGTAAGGCGGCAAAAGAGGAAAGCGCGAAGCTCAAAGAGAAGCTCGCAAAGGCCGACGATAAGGCCGCCGAACAGGACAAGAAAATCGAAGAGGGCAAGGCGAAACACGCGAAAGCGGAAACCGACCTCGCGCTTCTCGATAAAATGCAGGCCGAACTCGAAACCCTGAAAACCGAAAACGTAGAGTTCAAAAAAATCAACGAGCAGTCCGCGACAAAAGAGCGCGAACAGTTCTATGCGAAGCTCGCTGAAAAGTTCTCCCCGCAGGAACGCGCGGCGCTCATGGCGAATGAAATCGACATCGCGAAACACCCGGAAGTCGTGAAATTTAAAAAGGCCGACGGGACGGAGTTGACGGGCGTTGACGCCTATCGCGCGGACATCGAGAAGCGCGCGGAAGCCCTCAGCAAACACGCGCTGTTGCAGAAATTCGGAAAAGAAAATGAAGATTCCGCAAACCTCGACCGCGATGATGAAAAAGCGCAGATTGAAAAAATCGCCACGGAGGAAAAGCTCGATGCGAAGCTGACAAAAGACTACGAAAAAGCGGTTGCGATTTTCCACTACCGCAAGAGACGAGGTGAAATTTAATGGACGGTGAAAACAAAATCTCCGGTTGCACGTGGGTAAATAACGAACTCATAAACAGTATCAATCAATACTGTGCGGCCATTCTCGACCCGACCGACCGCAAGGGCGTAACATCGCCTACCGCTGCATACCAGGGCGGCATAGCGGGTATTGCCGATGCGACGGTCGCTCCGGGAAAAACGGGCGGCTTCACAACCGCTGGAATTTGCTACGCTCTCGCAGGCGCGGCAATAACCCCGGAACCGGCAGGCACGGCAACGTATCTCGTTATCGGAGATACAGACGGAAGACTCGTAAAACATCCGGGCGGCGGCGCATTCTATCCGATAGTCGGCACGCTCGTAGGCACTGGCGCAAGCCAGGCCAATGACGTAATCGTCATTCAGCTCATGCTGAATGTCGAAATCTATAGCTAAAGGCAGGTGAGTTAAACAATGCTTCAGAATATGAATCAAGACGATTTTGCAAGATTGGATTTCGCCGGAAAGCATGGCGAAGTTCACATTGAGGCGGGTTTGACAAACCTGTCTTTCATGTACACGCAGGATATAGCGGGAACATTTGTTGCTGATGAGCTATTCCCGCGCACGCCGTCCGGCAAACAGTATGACAAATACTATGTGTTTGGACGACAGCACCAGAACGTGCTGGACAACCTCGTGAAGCCCGGCCAGACATTCCCGACGGTCAAGTCGTGGGCGGTTGAATCCACGCCCAATTTTTTCTGTGAACAGCGCGGCCTGAAAGACGAAGTGACAGACATTGACACGGAAAATGCAGACCCCGCCGTTGACCCGGCAACCAGTACAACGTATGGTCTCACATTCATGCAGTTGCTCGCGCGCGAAGCTCGCGTAACAGCAATCGCGGACAACTGGGACACATACGCAACGAGCGGAAACCGCATTGCGCTCACAGGCGCGGAACGATGGAATGATTCTGGCTTCACGCCGACAGGCACATACGCTATCCGCAAAGTTATTGACCGCGCGAAGCGCACTGTGCGCAGCGTCACGGGCCAGCTTCCGAACATGATTATCATGGGCGTTCATACAGCCCAGGTTGTGGCGCGTGACCCCTACGTCCTCAAACTCATTCGCTACACAGACCCGTCGCTGTTGGTAAACGGCGACCTTCCGCCCGTGCTGTGGAATATGAAGGTCTGCATCGCTGGCGCGATTGCTAATACGGCGAATCTCGGCCAGGCGTTCAGCGCGGGCGACGTGTGGGGGCCGGACGTTCTGTTGGTTTACCGCAACCCGGTCATCGGCAAGAAAATGATGTCCTATGGCCTCACGTTCCAGTACAAGCCCTACACCATGATTTCATGGCGTGACCCGGACGTGAGCACGCAGAAAACCTGGTACGGCGGCAGCGATTTCCTCGATGAGAAATTGACCTCGGAATTTTGCGGCTATTTCATTAAGGACGCGATTGACCCGAATCAGGACTAACGGAATTTTGCGTTGCTTTTTGACAACTGAATTTTAATGAATATGAGCGGGCGGGGTTTACGCCCCGCCCCTCTTTTCAAAACTCAAAACGAAGGGGGTAAAACAGAGTGAATATAAAAAAGCAAATCACAATGTCGGTGCTGCTCATGCTGTGTGGCCTCGGCATTTTCACTACGGCGTATGTTGCAAAAGCGGGCGTGACTCCGCCGGTCACAATTACATCTCCAGACGGCAACCGGCCTGCGGAGGTCAACGCATCGGGACAGCTTCTCGTAACGTCGGGCGGCGCGGCGGTTTCTACGTTTGAAACAAAACGCGCCAGCATCGGTGCGAATGCGTGCTCAGGAACGTTGCTAAATCCGTCTGCGACATCGAGCCTGTTTATTATGACTGCGACAGGAACCACAGACATAAATGTGTGTCCGGGTTGCTCGGCCACAATATTGACGGGGTTACTAATCGGCGCCGGCGGGAGTCTCGGCGCGGACAACGTTTCAATTACATCATTCAGCGCGTGTAATGTCGGAATCGCAACGGCCACAATCACGATGGTTTATGGGAGATAAAAAATGAAAAGAAAAAAGATTCTTGAAATTCTTATCGCGGCGGCATTTATCGTTTCCTCAATTCCGTTATTCGCGAGCGTGAACGTGAACACGGGCGGGAGCGGTGGACAGCCCATAACCGGGCAGGCGATAGCCCCGGCGAGCGTGACGGCGGCGACGGGAACATTTAACTATCTCGATTTGCAGCAATCCACGCTGATAACATTTCCGCGAGTTACATATATCGGCGGCGGGAATAGCTGGCAGGTAACGACAGTCGCTATAGCGTGGAATGGAACCGATTTTAATACGTCCGGGCCTGCGGGTTTTTCGGATAAAAAATATTGCGTGTTCGCCGATAGCCGGGTTTCGACAACGTTCGTTGGAACCGAATCGGCGCTCAATAGTCCGGAGCCAGTTACGATAACGAGTATACGCGGCCTCGATGGAACGGTTGATCTTGATGCGATACTCGCGACGATTAACGGCGATCCCGTTACATTCATTACGGCGGCAACGGAGACTGCCGGCTTCGTATTGTTTTTACAGGGGCAGGGTGGCATATTAGACGATATTATTTATTCGATTTATTCTCATCCGGTTGGCTTTAATCCGAACAACCCTCCTGCGCCATTCACAGCAGCCTATACGCTGAATTTAAACAATATAACGGCGGCAGGTGCAACGCTGTGGGGCGGCGACGGCGCGGGCGGTGAACGCACGAATATACAGACCGGAACAGTTGACCTGAATGGATTTGTTATTGATGGTCAGGGCCGCGTCGGTGTTGGGATAAATAACCCCACGTTTGCATTCGGCGTGAAATCCCCCTCGGATGAAATTACGGCGGAGTTTGTTGCTAATCAGTGGCAGTCAAACAACATTATCGAGGCTGATGACTATGCGGGAAATCCATTAACCGTTGTACAAAAAGACGGGACACTCTGGGCGAAAAGCCAAATCATTACGGCATCGAATACTATCTGGATTGAACTCGCATATACGCCCGGCCATACAGAGGCGTGCTATCAGGGACAAATCAGATATGATGCAAATTATATTTATGTCTGTACGACAAACAATGTATGGAAACGTGCAACGCTAAACACCTATTAATCGAGGTTGTGAATGAACGCGCAACTACAACCGATAGAGAAAAGCGAAACCGAGCTTCTGGTTTATATGGGGAAGCGCCTGTCCGCGTTCTGTGGCGACGTTCATAGCGGGCTTGATGGCTTATTCATGCGCGGCGTTCCGCGCGTTGTGGATACGGATAGGGCGTCCGGCGTGGTTGCTCGTCTGTTTCCCGAATATCAGATTTTAAACAAAGACAAAATTTATGTGGGGCCGTCATATACGGTTGGCGATTTTTCGGAGATCGAGGACGGGCTTGCGCCGGATGCGAACATATTGCTGATTCGGGACATGGGTCTCGGCGATATTCTCATGAGCCTGCCGACCGTCCAGGCTATTCGGCAACGGCTCCCGCAAGCGCATATTATATACGCCACGCTAAAACCCTATTTCCCACTCGTTGATGGCCTCAGCCTCGTGGATGAAATTATTCAGATTCACGACGTAGATTTTCAGAACGGAAAACACGATGCGGTTTTTAACTGGATGCGGTGTCTTGAAAATTATGATATTCCGCGCAACCTCGGTAGGCGCATTGATTCATTCGCGCTGATGCTCGGCCTTCCCGCATTCGCAAAACAAACACACTATATTGCGCCGGTCGTTTCTGAAAAAGACAGGGCGTTCATTGATGGGCTACTCCACCACGCGCCGGGGCCGTACATCGGCTATGTTTTTCAGGCGGCGGCGTGGAATCGTTCATATCCGCCGTGGCGCGCGCACGAGGTCTGCGAAGCACTACACGAGTATTTTGACGAACACAAAATATTGATTTTCGATAGCCAAGAGGATTTTCATCTGTTCGATGATTTGGACTATGTGATTCCGCTGAATGGGAAAACAACAATCATGCAGGCGGGCGCGGCCATGCAAAAATGCGACATGGTAGTTTCGCCGGACACCGGCCTTGCGCACCTTGCCGCGTGTCTCGATGTGCCGACGCTTGCGCTGTTGTCCTCTCAGCCGTTTGAAACGCGCTATGACCACTATGGCGCGCACGTGGAATATATTTTGAAAGAGGGCGCAGCCCCGTGTATTCCGTGTCTCGATTGGCAGCGCGCGGATTATGTGGGATATTTTTGTTCACGCACAAAAAACAATATCTGCATGAGGGAAATTCAGCCAGTTGAAATCGCTGTGCGTTCGGCGCATCTTGCGGCGAAATTTAAGGGGCGGAAAACGGCATAAGATATGAATAGCGAATATTCATTAATAATTCCTTTTCACGTAAGAACCGTTTCCGATATTGCGGAAAATCGAACCTGGCTGCGCGGGATTGTTTTAAACAACCCGAACGCGGAAATTATCATCGTTGACAACGGCTCGTGTGCCGAATGGAAGCCGGTCATGCGCGAGCAGTTAAACAGACCGGGAATTAAAACGGTTGTTTTTAAAAATGCTATTTCTTATTCGCAAGCCTGCAACGCCGGCGCGGCGGAAGCCACGACGGATATATTTTGTTTCCTTAATTCCGATGTTGTGATTAGTTCCGAGAATTGGGCGCGGCCATTCATGGAGGCGCTTTTAAAGCCGTCTGTGGGCATCGTGGGCGCGTCGGGGCGGCGCATTAACGCTACAGACTGGTGGGGCGGGGAACTTCGCTATAGCGGCGATATAGACTATGCCGAGGGCTGGTGTCTTTGGT